AAAATCATATACAATTTCAATTTCAAATAATGCATATAGTGGAACTTTGGAATCAGATTCTAATCTTTCTTTAGAACCATTTGATGAAGAAGATTACAACCTTGCTTTCCCTGGCAGTGGAGTTGTTGAAAGTCTTGACAATCAGAAACTCACTGTAAGTGGAAGAACGGCTACATTAAGTAATTTGAGTACTGCTTCTGGAACTGCTGTTCTGACAGTTACTTGGAAGAAAGTTAATGTAAAACCAAAGAATAAGATATTTAAGAGAGCAACTCAGATTACAATTGATAAGTCCAAGTCTAGTATGGCTGGAATTGGTGCAACAACCAATAATAATGGACTTTCATTCTCTAGCATTTATGGCACAAGAGTAGAAGATAAGAGAATTTCTCTCACTGTACCAGATGTTGCATATGTTTCAGCTATTCTTGAGTCATCTTCAACTGCTGAACCACAATTACCTGCTCTGACACTGACTAATTTGAATGCTAATATTCTTAATACAGTACAGGGTGAAACCATTATTGGTAAGCTTTCAGGAGCTTCAGCTATTTTAGTTGAAAATAATGGATCCAATGAAGTTAAATTTGTCCAACAGAACGAGAATTCATTCCAAGTTGGTGAAGAGATAACATTTGAAGAATCAAATGTAGTTGCAGATATATTATCAGCTACTCCTGGCGATAGAGATATTAGAAATAACTTTGAGTTTGATCCAGGCCAAAGGATGGATTATGTTGATTTTTCTGCTATTGTAAGGAAGCCTGGATCAGAGGCTCCTACAAAGAAATTAAAGGTCATTTACAATAATTTTGTTATTGAGAACTCTGACCCTGGCGATTTTGTAACTGTTAATTCATATGATGATGAAATATATTCTTACGGAATACCATTTGTAGCAGGAAGACCAGGCGCTGATATTATTGACTTAAGACCAAGAGCAACTTCTGCCGCTGCTGGTCGTTCTCCTTTTGAATTTAATGCAAGATTATTCGATCCATTTACTTCTTCATCAACTCATGTGGTTGCTAAAGATAAGTCAATGAATGTAGCTTATGATTATTATCTTGGTAGGATTGATAAACTTTATTTGACTAAAGAAGGGATATTTACTCTTGCTACGGGTATTCCAGCTATTGAACCTAAGATACCTAATGCTATCGATAATGCATTAGAAGTTGCAACAATAACTTTACCACCATATCTTTACGATTCATCTCAAGCAAAATTGCGTCTTGCAAGATATAAGAGATATCGAATGAAGGATATCTCAGTTATTGAAGATAGACTTAAGAATATCGAATACTATACTGCATTATCACTTCTTGAAAGTGAAACTGCAAACATGTCTTTACGTGATCCACAAACTAATCTTGATAGATTTAAGGCTGGATTCTTTGTTGATAACTTTAAATCAGCTGTTGCTGGTGATGTAACTAATACTCAGTATAAAGCAAGTATTGATGCGGTTTCTGGTAGATTAAGACCTCAACACTATACAACGTCTATTGACTTGTTATTGGGATCTGAGGCTATTGTTGGTGCTGCAACTTCCGCAAGTCCAGCTGCTGACTATAGATACGTAACGGATCTTGGAGATGCAAACGTCAAGAGAATTGGTGACGTTGTATGTCTAGACTACAGTGACAAGGTTTATCTTGAGAATAAGTTTGCAACAAGAATTGAGAATGTCAATCCATTTGCTGTTGTTAACTGGATTGGTCAGATTGAACTCAATCCATCCACTGATACTTGGATTGAGACAAGAAGGAGTACTGCTACCTATGACATAGAAGGATCCTATAATGGATTCATGGGAATGACTGGTGCAGATAGTAATACTGGTCTATCTCCAATTGACTGGGGTTCATGGGAGACAACATGGACAGGATCTAGTTCATCTACTGGACCTTCTGTGTTTAGTGATACCAGAACGGCTATGACTGGTACAACAGAGACCAGAGGTGAATATGGTCAAGGTGGCCGTCATGGTGTTCCAATTACCACTCATACTCACTTTACAGACACTACTCGGAATTTCAGAGAACAAACTACAACTACAACTACCAATCAAACTAGAGAAGGTATCCAGTTTAGGGTTGGTGAAAGATTTGATACAACAAGTCTTGGAGATAAGGTAGTTTCAACTGAAGTTGTTGCTACAATGAGAGCAAGAAATATTGAGTTCGTTTGTAGGAGACTTAAGCCTAATACAAGACTCTATCCATTCTTTGATAACATCGACATGCAAAAGTATGTCGTACCAAAACTCATTGAAATTGAGATGGTTAGTGGTACATTTGGACCTGGCGAAGTTGTTGAAGGAAGTCGTCCAAATACCAATAATGATGCAATTAGATTCAGATTGGCTAATCAGAATCATAAGTATGGACCATACAATTCTCCTACACAGACATTTAAGGAAAATCCATACAGTCCATCATCTTCAATATCTTCCGCTTATTCATCTACAGCTACATTACTTAATGTAGATACTGCTGCATTAGAATTGCAAGCTGCATCTGGTTTCTATGGTTACATTACCACTGGTATGAAACTAATAGGACAATCTAGTGGTGCTATTGCAAATGTTAAAGATATTAGATTGGTTACTGATAAAGCAGGAGTCTTGATTGGATCACTATACTTACCTGATCCTACTGTTCCTTCTGCACCAACATTTAACACTGGTACTAAGACATTTACATTAACTAGTAGTTCTGCAAACTCCACAATTTCTGGATTTACAGATAGTTCTGCTGAGACTAACTTTACTTCTTCTGGAACACTTCAGAATGTAGAGGCTTCTACTTTGAGAATGAGAAATGCTGATGTTCAACGCATACCTCAGTCATCTGACAGAACACTCTCTGATACTGACAGCAGACTTGTCGTTGATACGAGTTTCAATAACAGGTCAACAAGTCAAACAAGATGGGTCGACCCTCTTGCACAATCATTTGAAGTACCAGATATTAACGGTGTTTATCTAACTAAGTGTGATGTCTTCTTTAGGGCAAAGGATACAAACCAATTACCTGTTACTCTTCAAGTAAGAACACTACAAACTGGTTTGCCTACTCAAGACATTTTACCATTTGGTGAAGTAGTTCTTGATCCATCTGAGGTTGTATTATCTGAGGATGGTTCTAAGGCAACAACATTTACATTCCCTTCTCCTGTTTATCTTGAAGGTGGTGGTGAATATTGTCTAGTTCTACTATCTGCATCTAACGAATATTATGTCTTTATCTCCAGAATGGGTGAAGAAGATATTACTACAGTTAATGCTGCAGATTCCGAGAAGATTATTGTTTCTTCTCAACCATTACTTGGTTCGTTGTTCAAGTCACAGAACGGTGCAACATGGGATCCAAGTCAGTTGGAAGACCTTAAGTTTAATCTTTATAGGGCAGACTTCACAACTGAAACTGGTAGAGTTAATTTCTATAACCCAGATTTAGAGATTGGAAACAGACAAATTGTTTCACTTGCTCTTAATCCAATTGATATGCTTGAGCATAACAAAGTTGTTGGATTGGCTAATAGTTTAACTTCCGCACAGATTACAGGACTTACTGAAGGTACAACAATTTACCAACAGAATAATCCAAACTTTAGTGCAAACTTAAGTAAAGTTCTTGGTGCAATTGGAATTGGAAGTGCTTTGGTTCTAACTAATGTTGGATCTGGATTTACTAATTCTTCTATTGTTTATAATAATGTTCCACTAATTGCACAAACTGGTAGTGGTTCTGGTGCTGAGATTAAACTTCACGTTAATAACAGAGTTGGTGTTGCTGCAACTGTATCGATAGGTGGTACAGGATACTCTGCTGGTGATGTATTAACTGTTGATACATCTAAGACTGATAACTTTGGTAAAGATCTAAGATTAACGATTCCAAATAACGTTGGTGTTATTAGTGCATTTAACACAATACTACTTAACAGAGTACAGGGATTACCTAAGATCGATGCTTCTTCTGCTATTGTTTATGTTGGTTCTGGTGGAACTACGGTAGTTAATGGTGGTGCTATTAAGTACCTAAACACTGTAACTGATGGAGTACATTTCAGAGTAAGACATAATAATCATGGTATGTATTCAGTTCAGGATCAAGTTGAATTATTTGGAATTGAACCAGATGTTAAACCAGAAAAAGTAACTGCTTCTTTTGATTCTTCAAGTACTTCGGATATTAAAGTATCTTCTGTAGGTATCTTTACTTCATTCGAGAATTTAGTAGTTGATAGTTCCAATCCAGGCTATGCTAATATTGGTAATGAGGTTATTCAATACACTGGTGTTAATACTTCTCAAGCTACTATAACTGGTATTACTAGATCATTTGATACTACTAAGGCTGGCGACTATAACATTAATGATAAGATCTTTAAGTATGAATTAAATGGAGTTTCATTAAGAAGACTTAATACATCCCACAAATTCACTGATGTTGATCATTCTACATATCCAATTGATGTTGATCATTATTGGGTTAAAGTTGGAGTTTCAAGTCGTGGAGTAGATAGAGCAACTGGAAACTCTAGTGGATTCCCAGAATTACATTGGAAAGAAACTAAGTCTGGTGGTAGTTATGACCAACAATATGTAATGGTTGGTGTTCCATTCGGACCAAGAGCGACACAGAATATTCCATTCAATCTTGTTAGACCTAATGTTGGAACCCTTCAACCTGATGGAACAACAATTGATGCTAAGATAAGAACATTTAGTGGTAATAGTCCAGATGGTTCTTTAACTGCCTATGTTGATCAGGGATATGAACCAATATCATTGAATAGTAATAATACAATGAGTTCTCCAAGAATCGTTAGTTCTAAGATTAATGAGCTGAATAAGTTGGCAGATTTCCCTGGCAGGAAGTCATTCACTATGCAGTTCTTTATGAAGACTCAGGATTCAAAAGTAACTCCAATGATCGACTTGGATAGAGTTAATCTTATCACAACAATGGATAGAATTAACTCCAAGGTTACTGACTATGCAAGTGATTTGAGAGTTAATTCTCTTGATGGTGATCCAAGTGCTGCAGTTTATCTTTCTAAGATTGTTAATCTTGAAAAGGCTGCTGATGGATTGACAGTCATGTTTGATGCATACAGACATGCAACAAATGATATTAGGGTCCTTTATAGGATATTCAGAGTAGATGCTCCACCACAATATCAGTTATTTGAACTATTCCCAGGCTATGATAATTTAGATTCTAATGGTTTAATTATCAATAAGGCTAAGAATAACGGAAAACCAGATAGAAGGATTCTTTCTTCTTCCACTGAAGCTGACTATAAAGAGTATAAGTTCAGTATTGGAGATCTACCTCAGTTTAATGGATTCCAAATTAAAATTATTATGAGTGGTACAAACTATGCGTTTGTTCCTAAACTCCGTGATTTGAGAGCGATTGCTTCTATCTAATGGATAAAATAAAAGTCCAAGATAGTACATCGCTTTATAGAGATGTTGAATCTGGTGCAATTCTTAATTGCTCGGATAGTGAATATGATAATTATCTGCGAATGAAAAATCAAAAACTAACAGAGAAACAAGAACTTGATAACCTAAAGGATGAAATGAATGAGATCAAGTCTATGTTGAACGTAGTTTTGAGTAAATTGTCATAAATAACTAAAATCTTCCTATTTCACTATGACGGCAAGAAATGTCAATTTAGTTCTTGATCAAGGCGTAGATTTTGAAGCAACCTTTACTATTAAAAATAATAATAATTCGTCTTTGAATTTGACTGGCTATACTGCCGAATCTAAGATTAAGAAACACCCTGACGCTACAAAATTCAATGCTTTTGTTGTTAGTTTTCCTGATAGGATAAACGGACAAGTGAAAGTTGCTCTTGCTAGCACGATTACTACTTCAATAGAAGGTGGAAGATACGTATATGATCTCGTTTTGACTTCACCCAACTCATATAAAACAAGACCCATACAGGGAAATGTTTTAGTTATACCAGGCGTTTCATAATGGCAGATTATCTAGTTACCTTAAATCAACCTGGCGATTATAACGTTGGTGTTGATTATGAAATTCCTTCAAAATCGATTCAATACGGTAATATCGTACTGGATACTATTGCTGGAATGAATGGGATTGGTAAAACATTCTCATTAACTGATCAAGGTGTTGCATACAGTCCAAATAACAATCAACAATTGATTGTATCCAAGAATAATTTACTTTTAAATCCAGCAACGGATTATAATATTTCTGGAGATAAGATTGTATTTACAACTGCACCTACTGGTACTGATAATGTTTTCATGATCGCTTTGGCCGCTGCAGCGGATCTTACCCGAACTGTAAATTATGTAATTGATAGTGGAACTACTCCAATGATTGCTGGAGATAAGGGTAGAGTAACTATAGATGTAAGTGGAAAGATCGAAAATGTACGAGTATTGTGTGATCAAACTGGAGATATTGTTTTCGACATATCAAAAACTACTTTCCAAAATTTCCCAAGTTTCACTAGTATCACTCAAAATCAAAGGGTTCAGTTGCAATCAACAAATAAATACTTTGATGATGTACTAAATAACTGGGATACCACAATTGTTGCAGGAGACATCCTAAACTTTAACGTGGTAAGCGTGACTAATATTAGAAGGTTACTAATCTCTCTAAAATTAAAATTGTAGAATACTATAAATAAGTATAG